CGGGCCCACAGGGCATTCTCATCGCCACCCTCGAACTAGCATGCTAGTTCGGGGGCGTGTGTACAACCTAACCGAGAACGGACTACCAGGATCAAAAGATCCGGAGTCGTCCCGACCGTGCTCGAACTCAAGCAGTGAAGCAGCTTCTGTGAAATATCTCAGAAGCATACTCCATCCGCTGATGTTCTTGTATAGCATAGGTGACTTGACGATACGAACTAACATTTCTTTCTTTTGGAGAGATTTGTTAATCCTGAATCGTTTAGGTTTCTTATGCTCGGGTACATAACGAAGACTTGGATATCTCTTACGAGACATCTCGTCGTCTGGAATCTCGCCGTAAACGGCGTGTAACTCCTCTACCATGTAATGGTAGACGTTATAGTACTGTTTATCCCAGAAGGAATTCGAATACTCGATCCAACTAGTATAAACATTAGGGCAGGGTGTTGATGACCAAACCGTTCTTAACTTGATCGGTGTGACTTCGACGCCTTTGAAAGCGTCCATGCCACAGGATTCCCTAAAGGATCCTTTGATACAACTCTTAGCACGGTTTATCTTTAAACCAAATGCTTCGAGAAGTTCGATCGCGTCCCCTACGAAGTAGGAAGGTACGATCACATCATCACCGTACACGGCAATACTCTCACGAGTATTGGTGTCACTCACTGTCGCAGCGGTAAGAATCGCCCAAATGCACAACGCCATAATAGGGAAGCATAAAGCACTTCCCATTGGCGCGAACTTTTGGAGCGGTAATATCTCACCACTCGGCAGTTGAGTCGAGGAACTCCTACAACTCATCAGATGCATAAAAATATGCTCTGGGAATAGTAGGCGAACTAAACTAACAGAAACACGATCACTCGCCTCTTTCAAGTCGAGTGTCGCATATGAACCGGTTTGAGAACCCAAGAGGGCTCCCAATCGATTCGTCTGTTGGTTCTTGAAGAAGACATTAAACTTAGTAAGTTTATGGCTTTCTACAAGCTGCACGATAGCCCTTCCTAAACCCTGCTGGACCCATTGATAATCAACGGGCTCACAGGAGATAAGTCTAGGGCCGCGAGAATCCTTCGGGACTAGAATAACTCTAGCCGGAAGATCCTCCTCCGTAATCGTAATATTACGATACGTATCACAAACATGTCCTAAAGATGCATAGAAATATGCATCTAAAGGATAATTGCTAGTGATATTCGCCGAAACATTAGTCCAGAGGAATTTGTTCCAGAGCTGCTGCTTTGTAGCAACTGCTCCAGGACCATGCCTTGGGATAATGTTTTTCGGGTCAAAGAAAGCAAAAAGCCTCGATAAGAGGATTCTTGCTTCGCGAACAAGAGCCAAAGGTGGAATCCCATCGGAGCAAACCAATGGATTTTCCACCCCTTTATTGAATTGTAACCTGTCTGACAGCTTTTCAGCCGTCCGAGAGGAAACAAATCGTCTCTTGCCCAGTAATAAGTGTTTCTGGCATTTCCGCAAAAACGGATAACGCCGGGTAAACACGCTTTGCTGATTAATCGAATCATTGATTTTATTCAATTTTTCGGTTATCGCGCTTAGTTCAGTCTCAGTCTGTTTAAACTGAGAGAGAACTTGTAGTTCAAGGGCCTCGCTATAAGGTAGCTCGTACTTGTAAAACAAGTAACATAGCTGTCTTATCGTAGAGACACACTTGACGCAAGGACTCGGAAGGGGTGTTCCATCTCTATTTAACACTTCACTGAATAGTTCACCGAAAAGTTTCGGCAACTTACTGTTAATCATAGGTGCAAACCTATGATCGACAGCGTTCAGCGGAGTGTCTAATGTTAAAGCTTTATCAAAAGCTTTACCAAGAGACGGTAAGGTTTTCGTTAGAAAACCAATCCCTTCCAAGCGTATTCTAGACTTAATTTTTGCAAAAGTAAGTCTACGACTGCGACAGTTGAACACAGCTCCATGCGACGTTTGGACGTCGTGTAGGAGTGCGTCGATGAGTTTAACTAACTTATCTAGGCTCTTAATTGGTGCCATATGGTACCCATCCTAGAGCGTGCACACACCTACACAACTTACGAACCTAACTCATTAACATTATGAGAAACATTAACAAGTCATTCCTACCGTCAATCCCAAACGGCGTGACAATGTCACGACGAGTAAGAGTAATCGTAGGAACCTCGCAAGCAACATTAACACCAGGAGTAGCCTGTATACCGTACGGACTAGACTTCGCCACGCCGGCTATAGATTCCGATTCATCCCATGGACTAATTAACCCCTATGCTTTCTTATGTGATATAACATTATCACAGGAAAGTAGGGCTCAATTAGTTTGGGGACTCGGTACTATATCAGCGGGCAATGGTCTAATCTGGCCAGTAAATGGGCAGATCCTTGTGTAATGCGCGGATAGGTCTAACGGAATAGAGAGATGATCTTTGGCAAGTGCGAAAAGATTAACATCAATATATATATGATGTGAACCCAAACGCTCTTTGGCTGAGGATCATCCTTTATTTCGTCGAGAATCTCATTATCATCGGAATCTAACATAACGTTAGAGACCGCCATTAATGAGAGTAGCGGCGCCGTTGCCGGTGCAGTCGAACAACACGGTCGTTGCAGCGCCAGTAGTGGCGAGGAACGACATGAGTTCGGCTAACACGTTGGTCGCCTCAGTATTAGCTATCAGACCACCAACCGGGTAGTCTAATACAGCATATGCTGAAACGGTAACAAGAGTGGCGGTGTCAACTGTCGATACGACTGTTTTGTCGAATCGAACAACTGACCTCCGTCTTTTCTTGAGACCCGTTCCCACTTCTTGATGGCTGATGTTCAGCCGGTGGGGGGTTGCAGGTGCCTCAGTTATCTGAGCAAACTCTGCAGCGCGACCGCTACTCGACAGGCGTTGGAATTCAACTTCCGTACCTGCCGCATTCTTGATTTCGTTTGTGTTGAGTGTATTACTTAGCACGCGTTATTAACCTATTTGTTAGAACATCCCCTAAGGCGTCGAAAGACGTTGAAGGGTACTGTTCATTTATGCTTCGGACGCTTCCGTGATATCACGAGAGCAGCCGCGAGACTGAACTCATTGGCGTTCAGGCCACTCATCAATATAGAGTGTTCTGACGGCAATCCGACGACTCGGCAGTAAGCCGATTCTCGGACAGTCGGCAGCGGTACCGGACCACTGACCTGTTTGTAGGGACCGTCAATATAATCGGGAGCAAAGGCTTTCCTTTGCACGATTATTGACCTGACCCTCTTTACAGACCAAAGGTACCTCAGTATGTTAATCTTCGGATCCATGAAGCCCACTCGTTGTGTCGAGAGCCATTGACTTACGTTAATGACCCAATCGACTACGAATGACCAAGGGATCGCATTCCAAATGATAGCTGGGTTCAAATTTGCACCCAGCGCATCTAGAAGTGCGAGTATTCGAGCATGCTCGACTTGGTATCGAGTATAATTGTAATTATACTCGATTTCTGCATGGAATATAGTAGGACTTGGAGTAACAAACCTTTCATAGGTATACGACGATGCTAACGGATACGAAGATAAAACTTCGGTCAGTATAGCACCAGGCGCAGTATCTACTGTCGGTTTGAATTCCATCAAAGGACGGTTATAATGCCGCTTTTGAACCCTACCCGAACGAGTTATGAAGTCGTTTATACGACGTTCAGTTCGCGACAGTGCGGATCTAATACCCGCAATGTCAGATAAGAGAGGGAGGATGTTAAACTTCGCTTGAAGATAACCATCTGCCCCCCCGCGGAGTAACGAACGTAGGGATTTAAGTGAACGAGGGATAACCTTCGCTACTTGCCATATGTTCGCTATTGTCTTAGGAAGGCTCTTGAAGTCTTTCAATTCTATAATTGAATTGACTATAGAGAGCTCAGACTTGATCAGAGGAAGCATCGCGTTTAACGACGCCTGAATCAATTGATCGAGGTCTGCTGGATAGGGGATAAATCCCTTATCAGTTTCCTGAACAAACTCGGTGAGCCCAATATTGAGCTTACCGGCTTCTCCGAACTCACCATAATAGAGTGCATACGGTAGTGTAGTTGCCCCGACATAGGATGCATAAGAATTATGCACACCAAATGAATTGGGAACTACAGGTAGCATGCCAACCCCAGAAGAATCATCCGAAACACTCTTATAGTGCTCGAATGAGTTCCACTGAAGTTTGGTATTTTGATCCGTGATAGGATAAGCGCGTTCAGAAATTTTCGTCCAAGTGGGCGAAAATACTGTAACGTTTGTACTTATCAATTCAGGGTCATATCCGGGTTGAATGGGTTTGAGCGAAGTGCATAAAACACTTTGCCCTGATCCAGGAACCCGAGTCACTCTAGGCTGTGAGTTTGACATACTTATGGATGCTGAACTTACGTTCAACTTGAGGTGCGTGACCAACAGGGTCACG